GATGCTTTAATCCAAATTAAAAATGTGGAAGAAGCAATCAATAAAAACGCAGAAGGAATACTTGCTTCAACGATGAGGGAAGAAATCAGTTCATTAGTAAAAGAATCTCTTAAAGAACAAGACGAGATTGAAGAACCAGAAACACTTGATGTTGATGACGAAGAAACAGTGATTGATGACACTGAAATGGATGACGAAGACATGGAAGATATTGACATGGATGGCGAAGAAATGGATGATGTTGAAATGATTGATTTTGATGATGAGACTGGTGGTGTTGATGAATTTTCTATGGATGATGAAACAATCGATATGACTGGTGCATCAGACGCAGAAGTTCTAAAAGTATTTAAAGCTATGAGTGATAGTGATGGTATTGTTGTTACAAAAAACGATAATATAATATCACTAAATGATGGTGACAATGAATACATGATTAAAATAAACGAAGAAGAAGAAGTAACAGATATGTTAGAATATGACGAATTAGAAGAAATGTTCAATAATGATGAACTTTCTGAAATGGAAGATGAAGACTTCTTGAGTGGTGCCGATAAAAATTGGGACAAGGATTTTGATTTTTCAAAATTTAACGACGAAGATGAAGAAGAAATGGATTTTGATTTTTCAAAACTTAACGACGAAGATGAGGAAGAGGATGAAATGGATTTTGAAACTATTTATGAAATTGAAATGGATGATGAAGAAATGGATCTTGAGTTAGACGAAGAAGAGGATGAAATGGATTTTGAAGAAGATGAATTTATGTTAGAAACTAAAAACTTCAAACCTAAAGGTCTTGTCGGTAAAGTTAAAAAAGTTGACTTCAAATCAAACACGCAAGGTGGTTTTAACGAAAAAAGAAAAGAGGCTTTCGGCGGTAAAAAGGAAAAGGCTGACGGTACTGGTAAAGCAAAATTCACATATAAAGATGGTGAAAACCTTGATGGTGAATTTAAAGTTAAACCAAAAAAAGTTGAAGCGAAAGAAGCGTCAAGATTTGTAAAGTCAATTGACAGAAAAGTTAAAAGCGGTTTAATGGCAGCACCAAAACAAATCAAAGAAGAAGTTGAGATGTTACGTACTAAAAATGAAGAATACAGAAAAGCATTAGATTTATTTAGATCTAAATTAGACGAAGTTGCTGTATTTAATTCAAATTTAGCTTACGCTACAAGATTGTTCACTGAACACTCAACATCAAAACAAGAAAAAATAAACATTCTACGAAGATTTGATAACGTTGAGACTTTAAAAGAATCAAAAAATCTTTACAGAATTATTAAAGATGAAATTTCATCTAGTTCAATAAATGAGAGTACTTCAATTAATGAATCAATTAACAGAACAGTAAATAAAACAGTTTCATCTGGATCCGCTGTTAATTTAATTGAGTCAAAAACATATGAAAATCCTCAATTTTTGAGAATGAAAGACTTAATGTCAAAAATAAAATAAACTTTTTAACAAATAGAAGTATTTATTTGTATAATAAACCAAAAATAAAGCTAAAAAAAAAAATAAAATGGGAGCATTATTAGAATCAGGTCTTGTTGGTAATATTGGGTTAAAACACCTTAAAGTTATCAAAGAAGATACAATTAACAAATGGGATAAATTAGGATTCCTAGAAGGCCTTAAAGGTCACCTAAAAGAAAATGTAGCGCAGTTGTATGAAAACCAAGCGTCTTTCTTGATTAACGAAGCAACAGGTGAAGGTTCTAACGGAGCTTTTGAAACAGTTGTATTCCCTATCGTAAGACGAGTTTTCTCTAAATTGTTAGCGAACGACATCGTATCAGTACAAGCAATGAACTTACCAATCGGTAAATTGTTTTTCTTTGTACCTCGTATTCAAGGATACGCAGCAGATAACGCACATTTTGCACCGTATGGAGCACCAAACTCTAACGCAACTGAGAAAAATGCTGGTTACCCAGGTTCATCTGAAGGTACACCGTATGCTAAAAATCTTTATGATTTATTTTATGAAGGTGGTGAAGCAGGATTAGATCCTCCAGGATTGTTTGATTACTCAAAAGGTCAATGGACAGCTGTAACAACAGACACAACTGTACAACGTTGGTCAGGTAGTTCTTTAGTTGCTGCAGGTAATGATTTCTCAGGTTACACTGGTAACACAAGAAAAGTTATTGTTGCATTATGTAATTTCGCAAACTCTGGTGCTGGTAAATTAATCGGTCCTGATGGTAATGAAATGGATACTGAAACTTTCTTATCAGATCTTAAAATTATTGCTAACGGTGGTTTAGTTGTTGCTGAAGGTTCTTCTTGTAACGTAACTGCTGGGACACCATTGTTGTTCAGAGTTGTTACACAACAATACGGTAAAGGTATTGTAAAATACGGAAACTCAACACAAACTTCTTTCCCATCAACAGGAAATGGTGGTTCTTTCTATGACATTTGTGACGCTGAAGGTTGTATCTATTTAGAGGTTGATCTTTCTTGTCCTGCATGTTTTGATTGTGGTGCTGACTCATTAGATGGTTACACTGGTACAACAATTGAAGAAATCGCTGAAGATTCATTTACTGCAGTATTTAGAAGATATAAAAATTTAGAGTTTGAAGACCAAATTGGTGAGGTTTCTTTTGATTTAGAATCAGTAACTGTTTCTGTAACTGAAAGAAAATTGAGAGCACAATGGTCACCAGAATTAGCACAAGACGTTGCTGCATTCCATAATATTGACGCTGAAGCTGAATTAACAGCATTATTGTCAGAACAAGTTGCTGCAGAAATTGACCGTGAAATTTTACGTGACTTACGTAAAGGTGCTGCTTGGGACTTACGTTGGGATTACAACGGATGGAGAAGATTGAACTTAACAACTTCTTACACTCAAAAAGACTGGAATCAAACTTTGATCACAGCAATCAACCAATTGTCAGCACAAATCCACAAATCTACTTTGAGAGGTGGTGCTAACTGGATTGTTGTTTCATCTGAGGTTTCTGCAATTTTTGATGACTTAGAATACTTCCACGTATCTAACGCTTCACCTGAGCAAGATCAGTTCAATATGGGTATTGAGAGAGTTGGTACATTACAAGGTCGTTACCAAGTTTATAGAGATCCTTACTTCCCACCAAATCAAATCTTGATTGGTCACAAAGGTACGTCTCTATTGGACACTGGTTACATCTATGCACCGTATGTTCCTCTACAGTTAACACCTACAATGTACAATCCATTTAACTTTACACCTATTAAAGGGATAATGACAAGATACGCGAAAAAAATGGTAAATAACCGTTTCTATGCTCGTATCACTGTTGATGGTGTTCGTACATTTGATTTGAGAGAATTGAGATAATCAAAATCTTAACAGAATATGAAAAAAAAAGGAGACAAAAAATTGTCTCCTTTTTTTTATGGGTTAAAAATAAATGGGTTATAATTTTACTTTTTAATGTTTTATAATATATTTATATAAAAAAAATCACGATGAAAACTAAATTAACACCCGAAGATATTATAAGTATTATTGGATTGTATCAAACCGAAATTCCAAGTACACATAAGTTGGGTGTAAAATTTAAAGTTGGTCATAAAAAAATTAGTCAGATCTTAAAAGAAAATAATATTGTGATTAATAAAAAAGGTGGTCAAACTCAAGATGGTAATAGTTATAATATTGAGTCAACTAAAAGTAAAATGTATATGTCGTCGGAAACACGGGAATTAGTTGCACAATGTAAGAGAACTAATACCATTATAAAAGATCCAAATAATTTGTCTGGTAAACTAACAAAACATATAGTTGATGTTTATGGTGACGTTTGGATTCCGGCAAATACTTACCAGAGAAAAAAATATGAACATCACAATGGTAAAAAGTGGTTTGAGGAGTATTTCAACATAATTGAGATTGATAAACAATCAAAAAGAACCTGTAAATTATGCGATTGGGAAACAATGGATATAAACAATAAAACTGGTTGTTTTGAGATTCATATAAATAAAGTTCATAACCAAAAACTATCTGAATATCTAACAACGTTTCCAGAAGATATTGTTTATCACCCAAATTATGTGAACAATGTAGATTTTTCAAATTTTTTATCTAAAGATAAAAACTATGTTATATGTAAGATCTGTGGTGAAAAAATGAAAAGTATCACAAATACACATTTAAAAGAAAAACATAATATAACAACGTTAGAGTATAAATTAAAATATCCAAATGAAAAAATAGTATCAACAACAACATCTGAAAAATTAAGTGAATTGGTCAAGATTGTTAATATTAATATGACACCAACTTGGACATCAAAAGGTGAGAATGAAATAAAAGAATTTATTGAGAGTTTTGGTTTTATTACTAATAAAGGTAAGAATCGTAAATTATTAGATGGAAAAGAAATTGATTTGATTATTGAGGGAACAAATATATGTATTGAATATAATGGGTTGTATTATCACACAGAAAAAATGGGTAAAACAAGTACATACCATTTGAATAAAACCATTGATTGTAACAAAATTGGGTATAAGTTATTCCACATTTATGAAGATGAGTGGAAAACCAACGAATCGTTAGTTAAATCAAAATTAAAACACTTATTAAAGATTAATGACGGTATTAGAATTGGTGGTAGAAATGTCGTAATTAAAAAAATTAATACTGAAGATAAAACACATTTTTTAAAAAACAACCATATCCAGGGGACTGATAAATCTAACATATCATATGGTGCATATTACAACGATGTGTTAGTTGGTGTTATGACATTCAATGAAAAACGTAATATGACTAAAAATTCTGACGGTGAATTTGAATTAAGTAGATATGCAACAAAACAAGATTATATTGTTACAGGGTTAGCATCAAAA